AATGTCGATGTTGCTTGCAAATTCAACGCCGCTACCTCCGCTATCCGTTTGAAGGACTTGTCGAGCGGTTCCATTGGCAAGTTTGCTAACTGCAATTTCGGCAGCAGCATTGATGTCAGCATTGACAATCGTTCCATCAACGATCATTGCGCTGCTAACAGCTCCAGTTGCACCTGTTGTTAAGACAGTTCCTGTCTCATCGCCAAAAGTGATTGTTCTGTCTGTTGTGGGATTGGTTACCGTAATTGTGGTTTCGTGTTCATCGTTGGCCGATCCCTCGAAGACAAGATCAACACTGGTTCCTAGATGCAAATCGCCTGTTAACGTTCCACCGACCAAAGGGAGTTTTTCTGCGTCAACTTCCTGCAAAGCCGCCTGAACATCGGTTGAGCTAAGACTTCCAGAAGCGGTAAATGAAATGTTTGAAGCAGTTTGTCCAGCAATAGCGTTGGATACATCAACTAGGCTAAAAGTCGATCCCGTCCCCAGTGATACCAACATGTCTGGTGGGGCAAGTGCCACGCCTGGAGCTGCGCCACTTCCGGTTCCGCTAACGCTAACGACAACGTAATAATTCAAGTTCTGAGTCGCAGGCGTTGGCAACGCTGATGACGCCGTAAAGCCAGCAGCTGAACCCGCAGTTGTTACACTTACAAGCGTATTAGTGCTTGCGTCGTAAATACCAGCGTTGATTAAATTACCACTAATGACAGTGATTGGAACGTATGAGTTCCCATTGTGAATATAAAGGTCTTCGTTTTTCTCGTCATAGAAGAATTGACCTTTGAAATCAGCAGCTGGGAAGGTAACAACATTGTCAGTCGCTCCAGCGCCGCCAAATTTTGCAACAGAGTTGTCTGCAAGCTTTGCTGCGGTAACAGCGCCAGTGCTTAAAAAAGCAGACCCAAAAGACCCTGAAGCGATCTTAGTAGCGGATAAATTAGGGATGTCAGCTGCTTCAATAGCTGCTCCAACCGTTACATGTCCAAGCGCGTCAATCGTCACCTTGGTAAAGGTTCCGGTTGTTGCGCTGTTTGAGTGATTTAGCGTTCCATCAACAGCAACGGCAAGGCCAGACCCAGGAATGACAGCGCCTCTCGTTCCAGCTGTTGCCGCTGGAATGTCAGCAGCCGTAATCGCCCTGCCTCCAGTGATAAGACCTTTTGAGTTATATGTGACTACATAGTGAACCGTTGATGCCGTCGTATCGTTGTCAACTTCAATCGTGTTGGAATCCATTCGGAGACCTTCACCGTTGACAATCACTCCACCTTTCGCGCTGCTTGTTGCAACAGGAATATCACTGCCTGCAATTGTCCGATAAGCAAGCGCACCACCGGCAGAAGTTGGACCCGCTAAAAACTGATTGGCAGATCCCGTATCATCAAGAGTCGCAGCAATCGTGACCGAATCGCCAGAACTCGTAACCGTGATGTTTATAACTCCAGTGTCGCTGCCGACAATGTTGTTAATAGACGCTGCGCTCTTNAGTTCAATCCACGAACCACCGTTCCACGCATACAGCTTGTTGCCGCTGTCTGTGTCAATCGCAAGCTGACCAGTGAACGCACCAGCTGCTGGCAACGTTGTGACAAGATCAACGGTTGATTCGTCTCCAAGCTTGGCCGCTGTGATCGCATCATCAGCAACCTTTGCAGTAGTCACGCCAGCGTCAGCCAAACTGGCTGTTGCAATCGCTCCAGCGGCAAATAAAATCTTGGCCCCTGGTATCGAACTGTCACTGATGACTGTGACACCGTTTGTGATCAGGTCAGAAACGGACAGCTTCTTAGTCTCACTGGCGCTGGCATCCACAACCGCCAAAAGGTCAGCAGCCGCTACATCAGCTCCAGCCAAGGCATTCAGTTCACTGATCTTCAGATCTGCCATGGCTGCTTACAACTGAAACCGCTAGTACCTACATCATAATGCCGGGATTAAATTTGGTCTAAGTCCAACTGGCCGCCTTGCTCTAAAAGCACATCCCCGCTGTCTTCTTGTAGTATTCCGTCGTATTCTGCTTGAGACATCCGAATTTGCACTGGACCGGTAGTGACAAAATTTGCTGTAACTACGGCAACCTGTCCCACACTAAACGCAATTGCGCAGGAAGTCAGAATGCCGTTAAATTCGTACCAAAGCTGATCGTTATTGGGGCCAGCAGTTTGATTCGGGTTGTAACCAGCGACTTTTAAGTAAAACTTTCCCTTGAAACGGCTGCCAACCTTGGTTCGTAACTGTAACTCAAGCAAATAGTTGCCTAGCTCGTCAGCAGTGTTTCCCGTGTAATCCCAGTGGCACGTCATCTGCCCCGAGCCAGACATCAACGTTGAGACCCGAGACCTAAATTCATCAGATAGCGACGTAGTATCAATGTTTTCTTTTTCCGTGTTTAGCTCGTAGCTTGTAACATCTGCTAAAATTTTTGCCTCCGCATTTGCAACTAAAACGCGAATAGGAATATCATTCCCAGGAACGGCTAAAGCTATTGCGTTTGCAACGCCCCCATTTACTGCATTTGCAAATGTCTCGTAAAGGCGGATTCCGTCTAGTTCGTCAACGTGAATAAACTTCTTTGCGCTGCTGTCTGTATAGCTATCGATAAAGTCCAGAGCTGACCCATCTGTGCTGCTAATTTCAATCTGGTCACCGCTTAAGAGCTGGCCATGATTAAAATCAAAACTAAAACGCTTTTCTGTTGCGTTTACGTCTGAAGGGTTAATCGTCGATTGAAGCTCTGATCCGTCAAATTGCCTTTGAAGCTCTACTCTTCCATACGTTCCAAGATATACAGTCATTAGATCACAACCTCCTCAGGTGCTCCGTTTGACTGGAAGCTAAACTCTGCGCGGAATATCTCGCCTACAGACATGTTCAGAGAAGCATTAGTCAGGATAACATCCATTTGAATATACTTTCCGTTAAGCGATCCGTCGTTTACTTTTAACTTTAGTTTAAAATTTTCTTGAGCTGGAGCAATCCCTCCTTCTGAAGAGGTGGTTCTTGCTTTAATTATCTTGTTGATTAGTGTCGTAGCGTAAGCAACGTCTGATGTTTCTGTTCCTGAGTAATAAAGAAGACCAAAAGAACCAGAATGCGAACGATTCCCAGTAATAAAAGTTTCGTCTGTATCGCCAAGTGTTGTAGTGGCAAGCGTTCCAGCAGAGCTAGCCATTGACCAGTTCTGAACCTTGCCTATTGTCCGCCCACCTGCTAGCTCGAGCGTGCCACTGGTGCCAGAAAAAAATGCCATCACTGCACGCCAATCAGATTCACTGTAACAGTGCTAATACCAGGACGCACCTGGGCTACTGCGGGCGCTTTTTCGTATCGGTAAATTGAACCAGCAATGCCAGCGCCTAAAGCTTGCGGATTACCTTCCCATCCGGTTTTGACACTACCNCTAACGTCGCTAGCACTGACAACAGCGAACGTGGCGAAAGTACCCTTAGTCTCATCGTAATGATCAAGAAACAACTGAGCGTCACTGTCAGCAATGTTTGAGTAGGTCAGAGCTAGCTTCATGTTGGTGCGTTGGCTGCCATACAGAATCCTGACTTCTGACCCGTTCTGCGTCCGAAAGGGTTTGACCGGGTAGTCTCCTGGCTCAAAGTTGCGAGACGTGGGCTTTAAGGCAAAAGGGAAAGGCATTAGTTGTTACTGGAAACGGTAAACAAAGAATCATCCGTCAAGGCTAACGCAATCTCGCTGATCCCTTCCTCGTTGCAAGCATACTCAGAAGCAACAATTTCAACAGTCATGTCTTCATTAAAACTTATCTGCTCTACTTGATAAACATTTTGACTGCTTATTTTCTGCTGGAGAGTAAAAACGCTTCCGTAAAAAGTAGGGTCCGTTGCTTGGCCATTGCTTACCTGCATATTGCCGCTTGCGACCGATGATTCTCCCGAAACATAATACAAAATATCGTAATTGCCGTCAGCCAGATAAGTCACGCTTGTAATCGTGCCGTCACTTGCAATCGTTCCATTCAAAGCAGAGCTGTAAGGAGTGACTGCCGTTTCTATCTTGACAAAATCGCCAGGAGCTAAATCCAAGCCCGAAGCTGTTGTTGAAAACTTGACAGAATGCGTCACAAAATCCCTGACAAGTAAGTAGTAACGAGCAACAAGCTCTGCGTGTTCTTTGCTTGTGCAAAACTGCGTCAAGTCAAATGTTTCAATGTCCCTAAAGGCTTCCCCGTATTCCTTGTAATCAACAGTCACAACTCTTTCTTCTGGCAATTTGTTTTCCCTTTCAAGCCTGTAGCGCATATTTGCTTTGAACGGCTTGCGTTCTTCTGCCTCTAAGTACTCCAGCTCAAAAGTGTCTTCAAGAATGTTGCCATCGGTGAATAGCTGTTTAATCTCAACCGGGCCAACGCTAATAGCTCCTGAAACCGTAGTTGGAACGACTGGCACAAGCCCAAACTTTCCATTCTTAATCGCAAAATTGCAAAGGAAAGAAGGGGCGTTGGTGGCAATAAAGTCTTGGATGTTGACCTTACTGACTATCGCTCCATTGCAAAACAGCTTGTTTTGATGCAAGAATCTTGAGGTATTAGCAAAACTCTCAACGTCTATTAAGTTCGGGCTATCGGCGCTCATGTTTGTGGCGCTACCCGCTCCAGAAACAAGGTTGGTAAGCAAGAAGAATACAAGATCAGTAAATAGATTGCTTGCACCTTCGGTGTGTGCTCCGTTCTCTGGATCCTCGTATGTGCC